GGAGGCGCAATTTAATACTTTACAGTTTAGGGATTACGATAGTCCTTCTACAGTTAGGGAGTATTTTCCGGTTCCGGCACAATTTGATGGAATAGAACACAAGTCAGAGGGACAATTTCCACAACCTACTTTTACTATAGCTAATGTATTGAGAACCCCTTCAGGAGATGATAGTTTACAGGCTCTTTTAGGGTCTGCATCCTATGAAGATATTTTGGGCGGTAAAGTTATACGACGAAGAACTTTAAAGAAATATTTATTTGGAGAGTCTGGGGACTCCAATCCTCCGATAGAGCTTCCTAGAGATGTGTACTATCTTGATAGGATAGAAAACGAAGACTCTGAATCAGTGACATTTACTACTGTATTACCAATAGATTTCACAGGAGTATTGCTGCCTAGAAGAAATATTATAGGTAATAGGTGCCCTTGGAAATATCAAGCAGCAGGATCAGATGTAATTATATCCGAAAGGCAGGGAGGGTGTTTGTGGAGACAAGACTCCTCCAGAACCGTAGCTGGATCCACGATAAATATTTATGTAAATGAAGACGACGAGTATATTATTAGCTCATCTATTCTAGGATCAGCTCCTAGTTATTCTGGTAGTGCAACACAAGACGAGTTTTATACTACTACTACGTCAGGCCTTACAAAAATAAACTCAGATGGTACTTTAACTGGTGGTCAGTCTCAGTCTAATTACTGGCAGAGTTTAACAGGCACAAACACAACACCTAGTGACTCCGATACTGTTAATTGGAGAAGAGTTAGAAGGTTTGATAATTTTAGTGGAACGGAGACAATGAACGTTTTTACTGATGATAGATATAATAGTTACTATAAGTATGGAGATACTGTGTGGAAAGCAATAAGTAGAAGCCAAACCTCTTCAACTCCCCCAGCTTTAGGAACTTACTGGGATAGAGGAGATAAGTGCGGAAAAAGACTAAATTCTTGCAAAGTTAGATTTCAAGTAAACCCGGTTGGGACAATAACTGTTAACAATACTACTAATCTGGCTAATCAGGATACTATAACCGGACAAGCCAATGGAGTTACGGCAAGAGTTATGAGAATATCTGGAAACACGTTATATTTAATACAAATAACTGGAGACTTTAATAATGGAGAAACTTTACAGAATGACGACGGAGATTTTAGCGCAACAGTAACTTCTTCAGGTATAAGTGCATTAGCTTATTCAAACAGCGAACTCCAAGAAAATAATGTTATGCCATTCGGAAGTTTCCCCACAGCTAGAGTATTTCAATGATAGAAGATATTTTAAAGCATATAGAATCAGAGTACCCAAAAGAAGCCTGCGGTCTCATTGTTTCTGATAACGGGCTAGAGAAGTGGATTCCTTGTGAAAATGTATCAGAGGAACCCGAAGAGGAGTTTGTTATAAATAGCGAACAGTTTGTAAAGGCTCAATTAGATTACAAAATATTAAAAATAGTTCATAGCCATCCCGATGGTAGTGCTGAACCGAGCGATCATGATAAAAAAGCTTCAGACTTTATAAATATACCTTATATGATTATTAGCTGGCCTGAAGGGGAGATAGTAAATTATGGATAGAAAAGTGCATCTTTTAGGGGAACTATCTAAGTTTGGTAGTATTTGGGAAGTTTCGGCCAGTTCTATAGGAGACGTTATACAACTAATAGACTGTCAAACCCCCGGATTTAGAAAATTCTTAATAGATGCGTCAGAGTCTGGTTTAGACCTGGCCATAATAGGAAAAGATTTTAGAGTAGAAGAGCCCGATGAACTACTTTTCAGAAACTTAGGTCCCGAAGAAGTATACGTTTCACTAGTACCTGCCGGGTCCAAAAAAGGCTGGGGGAAAATACTTTTAGCTGCTGTTTTAATTACTGTCGCCTTTTTAATTGCTCCTACTTTAGTGCCAGGTGCAGAAGCAACAGCAACTCAGAGCTTCCTGTCCGGTAGTTCTAAATTTTTGTTTTCAGCCGGTATTTCCATAGGTCTTCAAGGAGTTACTCAGCTTCTAGCTAAAACACCTAATGCTGATGACCCTAACGAGAGAGAATCTTTATTTGATGGGCCCATATCTACTTTAAAGCAAGGACAGCCAGTTCCAATACTTTATGGTAAATTGTTAATAGGCGGGGCCCCTATACATGTAAATATATCTGCGGAGGGATATGTAGCTGGTAGTATATATTCTGGTAGCGCCCCAATCGCACCTGGGACCGGAATTCCAACTGTAATTCCGGGAGAATATTCTTTTATTACAAGAGGAGATTCGTGGTGGACTACGGATTTTTCTAACCCTGATGATCCAGATAATAATCAATTTTATGTACAGCCACAGTAACAACGAGGTAAATAATGTCGGACACTAATCAAACACAATCTGCATCTATAATAGATCTTTTGTCTGAAGGACCCATTAATGGTATAGTCGGTCGCGAATCGGGAGTATACTTAGGTGGCACTCCTATAGTAGATACAGAGGATGTGGAAGTTTATGGCTCCGTTGTTGGAACTATAGATGGGTCAGGAACTCAAGTAGACTTTAGCCCTAGAAGCGGATTTGATTTAACCGAATTAGAGTTAGGTTTAGGGGACAGGTACCTTTTATCAACAGAAACACAGAGTGCAACAGTAACTATAGGTGACGAGAGAACACGAATATTACAAAACACTGTTGGATATACCTGGAGTGCAAATGATATAGGAACACAGGTTAGAATTTCAGGGTCTGGAGAGTATCCTGATGAGGTTTTTACAATCGTAGAAGTCGGTAATAATGCTGTAATTAATAGGCCCTCTAACGGACCCTTCAACCAGTCCAGAACAGTTTATATAACAGAGACCCGAAAAATAACATCAGTAGTAGACTCTAATACTTTAAATATAGAGTCAGCCTTCAGTAGTTCGGCTTCAGATTCTTATGGTGTAATCATGCCTATAGGGGACTATAGAACTAGGTCGGGAGCAGGAGTTCCTGCTAGTAATTTTGAAAATGTTCAAGTTTCTTTCGTTAATGGGCAGATTAATCAACCCTCATTTAGTAAGCAAGTTTTTGGTGCAGGAACTACTTCATTTGCAACCAATTTTAACGAAGAAATAAAACAAACAACAAGAACGGGCGGCACATATGAGGTACAGGGTCAAAATACTATTAATAAGACCGCCACAGGGGATATGGGAATCAGTGTTCCAGAAAATATAGACACAGTTAAAATAGTTTTTCAATTTCCCTCTCTTATAACCTATAGTAAATCTGCCAGTGAATACACAGCCGGAGTTGAATTTCAAATATATTTTCAGTATAAAAGAGGCGCCGTATGGTATAACCATGACGGAAGTCTAGCTACAGCATCTCCCGACCTACATCCCCCTATATTCGGATTCTCTGACGAGGAAATACAAACAAGAGATCCCGCACCAAACTCTGATGAGTGGGACGGAGGATTAGAAGACAGAATAGTCGGAAAGTATGGTCTAGCTGCTAACGCTCCTGGCCCTACAGGTAGTAATAGAAAATCTGGAATAGTTAGAGCAGAATCAAAATCAGAGTTTGTTAAAGAGTTTCGTATAGATGATATAACTAAGTATAAGCCTTTTACAGACTTTAGAATTCGCATAAAAAGAGTTACTGCAGTAAATGTACCTACTAGAAATGAGAGCCAAAACCAAAGTGAATCCTATTTACAGGCCATATACTGCTATAGTAATGACATATTAAATTATGCTGGGTCTGCTGTGGTTGGTTTAAATATAGGTTCTACAGAATTTGATTCTATTCCAGATAGAAGCTACCTAACTGAAGGAATGAAAATACAAGTTCCTACTAACTATTTAACTCCCTTCGAAACTGGGGGGCTAACTGGTAAATATACTAGAAATAAAACTACTGGACTCGATACAGGAACTGAACAAACTTGGGATGGAAAATTAAGAGGAGATATAACCGACTCTAGTTGGAGCACCGACGTAAGTAATGTAAACTACGGCAAAGTTTACTCTAATAATCCTGCTTGGGTTTATTACGACATAATGGTAAATAATCGCTATGGTTTAGGTGATTTCGTTACCGGACAAGATATAAATAAATATGACCTATACAGAATAGCTAGATACTGTGATGAGCTAGTTCCCGATGGAAAAGGTGGACAAGAGCCGAGGTTTACTTGTAATATTTATATTAAATCAAGAGTAGAAGCCTACAAGCTAATTAATGATTTAGCTAGTGTATTTAGATCCATAGTAAAATGGGATAACGGAGTTATTAGTGCTTCTCAGGATGCTCCAAAAGGTCCAATTTATACTTTTTCCAATTCTAATATTATAGGTGGTAGTTTTTCTTATGAGAGTACCTCTAAAAGACAAAGAATTAATCAAGTAGGAGTTACTTGGAATAATCCGAACAATTTTTATAAACAAGATGTAGTATTAATAGATGATCCCGAGGCTATAATAGAAGACGGGAGATTCATAAAAAAAGACACTGTAGCTGTTGGATGTACATCTGAAGGACAAGCAACACGCTTAGGCAAGTGGATGCTACTAACAGAGCGTTTAGAAACTGAGCTTGTTAAATTTAACACGGGAATAAACGGAGCTTACTTAAGGCCCGGAGATATTTTTTATGTGCAAGACTTTTCTAGGACTAATGCCGCAGCTTCTGGAAGATTGGCTAAGTCATCACAACATACTACCACAACAGTATACTTTGACAGATCTATACCGCTAGAAGAAGACGATTATGAGCTTCATTTAGTGTTTACTAATGCTGCTGCATATCTACAACAAGATAAAGCAACTATTAATGGTACGGTATATTCTAAAGGTGACTTGGTTCCTGAAGCTTATGTAGGGGGATCTCTAGTAGACATAGACTCAGAAGATAGAGCGTCTAATGCTTTAGATGCAGCTAGTGGCGACTTTGTTCAGCTTTATTGGAGTAAAAATATTTCAGTAGAGTCTAAGCCCTTTACTAGTGGTAGTGTACAAAATGTTAACTCTATTACCGTATCTTCTGCGTTTTCTTCTGTCCCAAATTCAGAAGTTATGTTTACATTAACAAATGTTACAGATGCTAATACTGCAAAGGGTGCCAGAAAGTATAGAGTATTAAATACACTAGAAAATGACGATAAGAGTATCAGTGTGTCCGGCCACATCTATTTAGAGGATAAATTCGCGGCCATAGATAGAGGATACTTAGTACAGGAACCCAATTTTACTCCTCTTCCCTCTTTTGATAATCTTAAAGTTCCTTCTCCCACTAATCCAACAATATCAA